TCCATAAGTAAACGAACTTTGTCTATGTCATCCATGCCCATTTCCATTTGTGGCATCATGCTATCCATACCCATATCAAGATTAGGTGGTATGTTTTCTCTAGCCATTGCACCATCTAGAGATTGCATTTCTTCTGCAGTAAGTGCTGACCCAGTCCTTTCTCTCATTGGTAAGTCTGGTCTTTGTGGTGGTATTCCAACTGGGTTGCCAGTTTCTGAATCAATGTACTCACCCTGTGGGGTTATTACTATTGGCATTTTTCATTATCTCCTTTTGTATTTCAACTTGGTTTTTCTCACGCTCCATCTGCAATTCAAGTTCAAGCTTGGCTACTTTGGCTTGTAAGTCTGCTTGTAGCTTGGCTTGCTCTATCTGCAAATCTTGTTTCGCTTCTGCTTCATTAATCGCTAATTTCTGTTGTGCTTTAGCTTGGTCAGCTTGTATCTGCACTTCAGTTCTTGCTTTTAGGGCTTCAGCTTCTAGCTTCGCTAGTTCTTGTGCGTATTGTAGTGGGTTTTGTTGTTGTTGCTGTTGTTGTTGCATCATTTTAGCTAGTGGTGCAATCGCTTGCATTTGAGGTGCTTTAGCCACAACTTCTGCTGCCCTTTCGCTTATAAGCCTATCCATCTCTGGATTAATGTCTTCAAACTTAAATTTAGGGTCACGAAGCTCTGGCAAGGTTGGTAATGATACGCCAATACTTGCTTGCATTCTTTGTCTATATAACAACGCTATATGTTCAGCTATATGAGCTATCATAATTGGTTGCATAGCCGCAGCACCTGGGTTTCCAGCTAACATTGGGTCTTGTAAGAACTGAAGGTGTACTGCAATGTGTGCATCGTGATCTTGATCTGGAAAGGCTCTTATAGCTTTACCATACATCAAAGCAGTGTTTTCTGTAATAGGATCAATTCTTGCTGCATCGTCTGGTTTCTTCAGTATTTCGTCTATGTTGTTTATACGAATAGCTTCAAGCATTCTTTTGTTAGCTTCATACTGATCATATAATTGTGGGCTTGCACTTGACATCTGCAGAACTGCTTGGGCTTGTGCTATTCTCTGTGCAGTACTAAATATATTAGGGTCACTGACTGGTATTACATCTATTCTTTCGTCAAAGTCTTTGGCAAATATAGTTTCGCTTATACCACCCATAGCAAAGGTAAAGCTCTCTGGCAGATATTCTGCGTTAAGCTTCGCCAACATTTTGAACTCTTGCCCTTGTGAATAATGTAATCTTTTGTGTATAGCACTGAAAGCTTTACTACCTTGCTCAATCAGTGCGACTGTTGAACCAACGGGAGCATTTGGATTAACATCGCCTACATTTAAATCTGCAGTACTAGCAAATCTTCTACCAGCATCTGCAATAGCGTTCATAAGATTGAACAAGGTGCTTGATGGCTCTTTAAATGGTAGTGGCATAATAGCTTTGTTTACATCATCTACTGTGGCATCTAAATCTGCAAACTCACCAGGGTTAATCTGCATTTCACCACCAGTAACTCTACCTTTAAGCTTAAAACCACCTTGCATGTTAGCAAAAGCCGCTGAATCTAATAAAGCTCTAAGTGATCCAGTTGCTGCTTTGCCTAGCCCACCTATCATGTGATACAAGCCAAATCCATAGAAACCAGTTCCAGGAAGAAACTTATAACTCACAAACCAATCTCTTCTTATTTGTTTTGGGTCTTCTTCTCTCCAATTACGTCTTACACTAACTATCTTTTCTGCATCGTAATCAATTGTAATTACATAAGGTAGGGCAACCATGTTATCTTCGTCTTCTTCCTCTACAGTATCTATGCCATCAAATGATTGATACGCATGTACCTCTAGAAGCGTCATCACTTCATCTTCGCTATCTCCATAAGGGTCAACGCCCTCTATCTCGCTTCCTACATCACCACTTGGGTCTATGTCTTCCCCACTGTATTTACTTGGCAGATAAAACCCAGCCTTAACATATTTGTTAAAGTCGTTTTTAGGCATACGAATAACGTGTGTATATCTATTTGATGTGTAGAGGTCTTTACTCTCTGGAGAAACTACAAAGTCTTCTGCCTTTACAAATTGTGAGCATTGCCTATCAAGGTTAGCATCCCACCAAACTTTTTTAAATGTATGTCCAATTAATGGTAACTGAAATAACATCTGATCTAAATCAGGGAAATACTCTGGCATCTCTTGAGTAATCTGATAATTCATAAAATCTTTTACTCTTCGAGCTTGCTCCTCCATCTCCTCAGTAGGGTCACCAACAATAATTGTCTTAACTGGGCCGCCACTTGGATATAATTCTGCTATTGCTCTTGCATTAAATTGTGTAGCTGCTTCTGCTATCATAGGATGAACTACATTACTTAAACCTCTTGTAGCCCTTTGGTCTTCCTCTTCTTCTTGACCACCATGAACATCAAGTGTTTCCAAACCTTGCTTGTATCTATCTTCCCATTGTGACCTTGCTTCTTTGTCTGATTCATAGCTAGAGATTAATTGGCTTGCTACTGCATTTAATTCTTTTGCATCAATTGTTTCTGCTAAGTTTTGGTCAAATGAGCTATCTTGCTCTTCTATTATATCTAAAGATGGGTCGCCTACTAGCACCTCATCGTTACCTATTTCTTCTATTTGAAAGTCGTCTGAAGGCATACCTTCTGCAAAAGGAATTACTTGAGGTTCTCTAGCCATATATTGTCATCCTTCTCTCTTGAACTTCATCTTCTTCATCATAATCTGTAGAATGAGTGATGAACCAACCTTTTCTTAATCTTAGCCAAGCCTGTGTACAAGTGTCAACTATATCATCATTATCACCCGCAGGGAAGGCTGAACATATATCAATTAAGTTTTTAGCCCATTTTTTTCCTTGTGGATAGAATATTCTACCATCTTCAAGTAATGCAGAACTACTATGTGCCCTTGCAATCTTGTCTCTATCTGGTGAGTAAGCCAATACTGGTATGCCACCCATCCTTAAATCTTGTAATAAACTTTGACCACTAGCCTTCTTCTCTATCAATACTGTATCTGGCTGCCAGTCATCATATGCTTCTTGAGCAAGCTTTCTAAGCTCTGGGTAGGTTACTCTGTCATACCACATTTCTACGACTATAGCATTTACTTGACCATTTTGTTTGAAGATGCCCCACGTTGTTCTTGCACTGTAACTACTTGTTTCTTTGGTGCTGAACGCAGTATCATAGCTTTGAACCAAGTATTCAATCTCTGGAAGATCATCTTTCTCCCAGGGAACCCACCATTCTGCTTTGAGGATACCACCTCCTTTGGGCATTGGTCTTTGTTGCAGTTGACCAGCACTAGCGTATGAACCCAAACTCTTTTCCAAATTATCAAGAGTTTTTTCGTCAATCCTCTCCTCCCACAACAACTCCCCTTCTGAAGTTCTTGGGTCGCTAAAGCCAAGCGATGATCTAGTTGGCGTTGGGTGACCAATTTCGTATCTTGCAGGTAAACATAAATGATCCCAATCATTGTACTCATTCGCTAATATGTGTCCAGTAAGGTCATTTTCATGTACCCTCTGCATAATTATAATAAAAGCTCCAGTTCGTGGGTCATTCAGTCTAGTTTGCATAGCCTGATCCCACCATTCTAGAACACCTTCTCTAACTGCTGACGATTCTGCTTCTCTTACGTTGTGAGGATCATCTATAACAATTATGTCACCACCTTCACCAGTTAGTGCTCCATCTACTGAGGTAGCTATTCTTTGACCTGTCTTATCATTTTCAAATCTTTGTTTTTGATTTTGATCTGAGGTTAGTGAGAATATATCACCAAAGTAGCTTTTGTACCACGGGCTTTCTATTAATCTTCTGCACTTAACACTATCTCTTATAGATAATGACCCAGCATAACTAGCAAACAAAAACCTTTTAGATGGCTGAATAGTCCATGTCCAAGCTGGTAAAGCTACAGCTACACTTATAGACTTCATGTGTCTAGGTGGTATGTTTATAATAAGTCTTTTGATATCGCCTTCTACTACAGCTTGTAGATGTTCTGATATAGCATCTATGTGCCAGTTATCGTAAAAGTCTCTTCCAGGTTCAATCGCTTGCCAAGATTTCTTTGTGAAAACCTTCAATGACCTTTTCATTAGCTCCTTCTGAGCTTGAAGCAATAGCTTTGGATAAGACTCTTTCGAGATTTTCGAGTTCGTCATTTGATATTCCACTTAGGTCTATAACTTGTCTTTGTTCTATTATTGTTTCTTTCTCTATCTTATCTTGCCATCCAGCCCTGTTCTTTAGGTAAAAGATCATTGCAGTATTATCTCCTTCAAGAGCCTTTTCATAAAGCCTATTAGTGATAGTCTGTATACCTTTACCCTTTCCTCTTTTTATAGCTTCTGCAAACTCTGTAAATTCATTCTGCTTTTCGTATAGAGTAGATAGTCCTATACCTAACGCCATAGCTATCTGTTCTTGTGTTAATCCTTGTGCTGCGTAGGCTTCAGCCTTATCACACATTTCTTTTGTAACTACAAATTTAGGTCTACC